ATAAGTGGAGTAATATATGTTTCATATCTTTCTCTAGAAATAATCAAAGTTAAATCATCTACATTCTGTATTCCAAACTTAGAAAGAAGTGTTCCTTGTCCACCATATCCTTCATAACTATCAATATATGCTTCTAATGGATATGCACTATCAAATTGTGATTCAACAACTTCTCTTATAACAGTATTTTTAGAAATATATCTTCTAGGAATGTAATAAACTTCAACGCCATAAATCGTCAACTGTTCGTTGATAAGACTCTGGACTAAATTCTGTTCGCTTTTAGATCCTTGTAAGAAATAGGAATTGAGTGCCATGTTATTCTACCTCAAGCAATCATATCGAAAGGTGGAATTTCATAAGTACTTTGCATATCATCTTTAATAGCATTAAGATCACTCATTGCATCATCATAAATTTGTCTTCCATTAAGTTCAATACCACCAGGTAATTTTACACCTTGGAACTTAAGTAAATTTTGACCCCATTGCTTTTTAATTAATGCTGTAAGATATGCTTTTACAAATCTATCATTATATACTTTAGTAAAATCATCAGGATTTAATGCAGTATAACAATCTATAATAATAAATTCATCTGCTGATAATTCATTCCAATCAACATCCAAATATAATCTATCTTGCCTTATATTAAATCTTATTCTCTTATGAGTATTAAGGAGATAATTCATAGTCTCCAAATAACTCATAGCCATTGTATATCCTAATAACTCAGTCCTTCCCCAGAAATATAAATCATTCAAAACTAACTGATACTTAAAACTGAACATATTAGTCATGCTCATAGATTTAGAAGTATCAAATCTATAAATCTTTTTAACTCCTATAACATTAGGAGGAATTTGAAGATAATTACTACTTTGATGATATTTAAATGTAGTAATACCAACACCTGGTATATCAGAAGAAGCAGTTGAAGATGAAACACCAACACCACCAGCTTCAGCACTAGCAGTTCCTCTTGCTATATCCTCTGCAGTTATCTGATATTTTAAAAAATTCTCAGTAATACCATCATAATGTCTTTCTTGATAAAACTGAATAGCATCATCCATCAAGTCCTGTAGTTGCTCTTCTGCAACGTTTATCTCCAGAACAGGAGCACCTAATTGCCTTAAGGAATAGTCAATTAATTCTTGTCTAGAAGCTGGTTGCGCCATTTATATAGAGTATACCTTTTACTTATTTATGGAGCTGAAGAGATACCTCCTTGCACCAATATATTTCCAGATACTATTCTGTAGATAGTAGATCCAGAACTTACTAAAATATCATAAACGTGTCTACCAGTTTTTAAATTTCTAGTATCAGTAGATCCAAGAGATATTTGAAATTCTCCTGCTGCTGCACTAGTAAATCCTACATTAAAAGTAGTAGAAATTCCTAAAGTTGCACCAATAGCAACAGATTTGGTCATTTGAGAAGATCCACTATAACCTGTGAAATTATAAGCAGACTTATCTGGTTTAAGAACAGAAAAAGTTGATTTAAAATCTGCTCCAGAAAGAATAGTTAGATTAACACCGTAAGCTACTCCAGAATCTGGATCAAAGGTGATAGTGTTATTTGCCATTTTATTTGCTTATTAGTGTTTGGAGCATTGTTTTTATATCACCAATATCACCACTCAAATTATCTACTTTTGCTTCAAGATCATTAATTCTTTCTTCTTTAGTTCTCATTTTATTTCTACTTTTAACGTAGATTTCATAATCACTGGTATTTTTATTTACAATACTACCAGTGATACTATCTCTAAAGAGACCAGGATTATCTTCAACAGGAATTAAAGCCATAATTATGCAAGAGCAGTGGCACGAAGCCTTTGGAATTGAGGAACCACAGCACCATTACTAGATGTTCCAATAATCTTAATTCTATAAGACTTAAATGGATGTAAATCCTCAGTACTATATGTATATTCCTTAAAGAGGTTTATACTTGCCTCTGGGACATATACATCCACTTTAGGAACCTTCTGGTTTGCATCACCATCACTATCTGTTGGTGTAATGATCTCACCATTAATATTAAGATTCTTATATCCTGGGAAAGGAGTAAAGATTGTTTCATTAACTGAAACTTCTTGATTAAGAGCATAGAATACTCTTACATCACAAACATCAGGAACATAAGCATCAAGTATTACTTGCAATGATGTTGCTGGATTTTCAAGAATTATATTCTTAGTCACATAGATGAATCTATCTGGATCATTAACAAAACTATTAACTCTAAAGTCAGTTGCATAATTACTAACTGGTTTGTTAATTCTATTATTAACAAATGTAGCACCAACATGATCCAAGTTAATTACAGGACTCAATCTTTCATCTTTTGATGATAATGTAGTAAGAATTGTAAATGATTTATTACCAGGTAGAGTAGTTAAATAAGCATCCTCATTAACTTGAGAAGAAACCATTCTTTGAGAATCAAAGTAATTTTTCTCAAATAATGAAACTTGCTGATAACCCTTATCTTGGTATGCAGGTTCACCACCATTAACACTACTTGCAGAAATAGTTCTACATCTAGCTGTAACGTTACATCCAGTAGGTGTCATTATTTCAAACTTAGGAATCATTAATGAGAATGGTATGTTATAAGCTCCCTTAGCTAAAGGACCACCACCAGCTCTCTTCTTATCAAATTTAAGAGGTAAGAAGGTATCAGAATTAGCAGAACTTCTATTAACTCCATAATCAGTATCGGTAGTATTAATCTTAATATGATAACTATCCAATGTTATAGCATCTTCACTAGTTACATTTACATCTGCTAAATCATGAGTTTTATTAATTCTTCTTAGTGATATTCCAGCATATTCATATTTGAATACCTGATCATTGATATCATGCTGAGTTTGTAGTGAATTATCAATTCCTCTACCAATACCTGTTAATGTATTACCACTAACACCAGTATACCTAATAATTTCATCATCTATCTTAATGTAACCTGGATTTGATGCTCCAACACCTATACCTTCAAATGAAGTGAATCCAGCACCAGTTACAACAGAAAGAGCAGAAGTAGAAGTTCTACTATAATTAACTGCTACCTTATCTGGAGCTACATTACTCTGAATATCTCTTATCTTAACTTTATTAATACTATTATACATTCCATGATTCTTTTGATGAATCTTGATATGTAATCCATCATCCACTGTAATAGTAGGAGATTGTGGAATAGCTCTTCCATTAACCTCTGTTCCTCCACAAAGTTCTGTGGAAACACCAACACTATCAATATACCACAACTGAGCTGCAGATGCTGATACATCAAAGTCACCTTGAACTTCATCAATAATTACTTCATTAAATGCTCTAATTCCAGTAGATTGAATTGTTAGTTTCAATCCTTCACCAACTTCTTCTCCTGTATTTCCTAAATCAGCAGTTAAAACATCTCCAGCAGCATATCCAGTACCACCACCAGTAACAGTAGCAGCAACTGCTACTCCATCTTTAATAGTAATATCAGCAGTACCATTCTTACCTCTTCCAGTCACTGCAGTCAAAGCTACATTAGTAAATGTATATCCATATGATCCTATACCAGAAGCAGGTGTATATCCAACACCAGCATTAGTTATAGTTAAAGCACTTTCTACAGGAGCAGTACTAGTTCCATTAGTAGTTGCATAAGATCCAGCAGCCCAACATGATCCAGCAAAACCAACTAGTGATCCATGTGGAACACCTTCTAGATTAACTGCACCAGTAGTTGATTGGAATATAGTATTTCCATTCTGTGCTTCAATATCTGTAATATTAGCTTGATAGACACTACCACCAATAGCAATTCTAACTTTATTAGGTTTAGTTACTAAACCTTTAGAAGGAAGAATTTCGTCCTTATTAGCAATATCTGGATTATAGAAATTAACAGCTCCATTATTAGCAAACTTAGCCCTATAAAGATCAAATTTAAGATCCTCATACTGACTTGGCGTCCATACAGAAGCATTCTGTGATTTAAAGAGTGATCCAAGAACTGGCTGAGATGATACTAATACCTTACCTGCCTCACTTGCTAATGTTCGAACATCTGCTTCTCCTAATCTAGAAATCCAAACCTTATAATCAGTAACTTTGGATTTTAGAACCATAGCATATTCTGTGGTTGGTTCTAAGTAAACTGGTGATTTAAATCTAAATGTTGTGGGAACTGTAGCATTATCAGATATATTAATTTGAGTTGGATCTAAAGTAACTTCAGAATAAGGAAGAACTTTAGTTGTTGGAGTTCCCAACTCAGTAGTACGCATCTGGAATGTTACAGGTATATTTTCTGCTTTTTCTGCAAAGTAGAAATCTACCTTAGTCACAAACACACCAGTAAGATCATTAACTGAGAAAGTTTGTGCTATTGGGTCATCATCATTGTTTTCTCTAGGTTCTCTAATAACCTGAGTAACTTGAGTGGTGTTATTAACATTAGTAACCTCAGTAACGTTTCTAACGTTTTGAATGTTAGATACATTAGTAACTCTTGCATCAACATTAGTAACTTCAGTAACCTCTGTAATC